CATACGACTCCAACATTTCTGCTGGTGAATATTTTCTTGCAGAAAGTTCTGGTGAAAATCTTATCCCTGCAGCCATTGCTTGTTTAGGATCTAATATGTTTGCAGCTTTAGCTACGTTTTGAATTCCGATACCTGCTCCATAATCTATATTACCTTCTGCATCAGGTGGATTTAATTTATCAGAAAATAATCCTGCTACTCCACCCCCAACGGTTGCTAACATTCCTGGACTTAAACCAAAAAGACTTTTATTTCCTTCGTCATCTTCTCTTATAGGATTTAACTCTTTTAATTTGGACAACGTAAATGGATCCACACCTGGTGTTCTAAAAGGTATATTCTTTCCCTGTGCATCTTTATTTCCAACAACAGTATCAAATTCTGTATCACCTGGAGTAATTTTACCTAATAACTTTCCAAGATAATTTTCAGTAGTTGAACCTTTTCCAAAAATAATATCGGGAGATAAATCAAATTGATTAGCAGCTAAAGCAGCTATTGCTGCCGATGTAAGTGGGTTCTCTTTAATCTCGTTTGGAATAATATCATCTACAAATTTATCTTTTACTTCTTGAAACCATGAACCGATTCCATAATTTTTTCTACCATCAGTACCCATGATACCACCGTAGGCTGCTGGCATTCTACCTGGAAGTTGTCCCATTTGTGGTTGAGGCATTTGAGGTTGTCCCCTCTGTGGTTGCATCATACCTTGCTGCTGTTGTTGCATCATAGCTTGTTGTTGCATTTGCTGCATAGCTTGAGCCTGTTTCTGCATAATTCCTGCTTGTTCAGGACGCAGATCTCCTTCGTATCTAATTGAAGGAGCATTCGTAGTTATTTGTTTTTGAGGATTCATCATAATTTAACTCGGGTTTCTTACCTTATCCTTTTTTACTAAATAAATCAAGCTTTGGCATAATAACTCTTACATCTTGAGCCATGTCTTCATTCTTATATCCCTTGGCTTCCCACTCACTTCTATCTTTAAAAGTCTCGCCAGTTGCTATGTTTCTATATGTTGTTATAGTTTCTGCCTGTAATATAGGTATTACTTTATTTTCCATGTTTAATCCACTGTTGATTTTTTGATATTTAAGAAACTGATACCCACATCTGTGGCACCAGTTGTACTAGCTATAACTGTAAGAACCGTACCTCCTTCTACAATTAAGGGTTGGGTCAAAAGTTCTAGACTTACGTTAGCTGTAACAGCTATTGTTTTGATTACTGTTATACCATTATTAACTACAGTAATTGTAGGGGTTCCTGCAGACATTATTCGTAAAGATTTTATAATATAAGTCTCACTAACAACAGGGTTTTGAACAGCCACCCCATTTACAAGGACCGTGCCAAACATATTTAAACCTACGCCACTTAAATTTTGTGCGGCTACTCCATAAAATTCGTATTGATTTACTACTGCCATTAATTTAAAAAGAAACTTCTAGCTTCTATCTCCTGTTTAAGTTCTTGTTGAAACGTTGTGTTTAATTTTTCAATTACAGCATCCAAATCTCTAACTTGGTTAGCTGCTACGCCTTCATTATATTCTCTTGAAGGTCGGGTTAATGATTGTACAATTTTAGCCATCGTAATAGTTCTCCTAATTTTCTTTTTTTCATATTAATATTTGCTATACCACCTTTAGCAAAAGGTGAGCTATCCCATCCTGAACCCGCATCTCCTCTATTAGCTGATGCTCCACCCCCTGCATTATCTTGACTAGAACCTCCGCCACCATCGTTACCACCACCGCCATTATCTCCAGGGCTAGGCACATATGCAGGTGCAGGTGCAGGCGCAGGTGCAGTTACTACAGGTGTAGGTGTTTCTTCTTGCTCCTCTATAAATTTATCTACTTCATCAAAATCACTAGTTATTTGATCAAATATTTCTCGATCTAATTGTTCTAATCTTTCTTTAGGCATTGTATCCGCATATTTATCTCTATAGTTTTGTAATTGTTTTCCATAATCATTAGTTCCAAAACCAGATATAACATTTTGACCACTTAACACAGAGTCCTCATTATATCGTAATGCATTCATACTGTTATCTCTATCTATCAAACCTTGTCCTGAAGCATAATCTATTTGACCTTGAAGTTCAGGATTATAATTAGAAGAACCTTCTCTTAATGGATTAGTCATATAACCTAAAGCTAAACCCCCTGCCAAAGGTAATGCCATTCCTCCTAATCCCCCCATATTCCCTGATAAAAGTTTATTCATTGCAAATTTTTTACTTTGATTTTTAATTAAACCTGTAACACCCTTACCTCCTGTAAATTTATTAATACCCCCACCAGTCATTTCTCCTACAGCAGCATCAAAATCGTCTTTAGCAAACATTCCCATAGCTTTATTAAAACCATAAGTTTTAATAGCGTTTAATATAATCTGTTCCATTATCTTCTACCCCCTGAGTGTACATCTAATCTAAATGTACCTAGTTTCCAATTACTACTTACAGCGGTATTAGATATAGTTAAGGCAATTTGTCTAGCTCTAGCTCTGGTGTCAATAAAATTAGTAGTAGGTGTTGAAGTATAAGTTTGTGTAGTAGCCGCATCATTAGGGTAATCTCTAAGATCTAATTTAATAATAACGTCTTCACTTTGAGAAACAAAATCTGGAATAATTCTACTGATCCTCATCATAAATTCTCCATCTCCTCTAAATGAGACACCTTCTCTTTGATCTTGTGTAATATCATAATCTCCTGAAGTAATTGAAGAAGGTATTGCAGATGTAGCACTAGCACTTATTTGATCAAATCCAGTTTCGTGTTCAAAATAAATTGTACTCCCCTCTGTATTACCTACAACATCAAATGAGGCATCATCTGCTGCATTATATTGAGTAGCATGAGGTAAACCAAATACTGATGAATCTTCCCATGTAGTTCTAGTAAATAAAGAACTAGCATTAGTAGACCATATAGAGGTCTCTTGAGTTGAGTCTAAATAGTTATATACAACACATCTATTATTTACATTTGATGTACTAGTTGGATAGAACCAGGTAATCTCACCAAACAAATTATTGATACCTGCATAAACTAATTGGTTAGAGGTTGTATTTATATCCTCATAAACATAATCTTCTACTAAACATTGCATAGACTGCAGTTGTCCAGTGTATCTAAAGAAACCATTATCAGACATCCAGTAAGCCGTACCATCCACTTCAACTGCTGCATTCATTCCTAACAATCCACAGTTAGTTCCAACTTGTTCGAAAGCAAATGTAAATGGTGTCCCTACAAATCTCATAGTAAACATAGCTGAGTTTGTCCAAACATAAAGAGCATTTCTTCCAAGTTTAGCACCCATGATCCGTGATCCATCAGCCAATCTTTGTGAACCGGCACTGTTAATTGCTGTTGGAACATAATCATTTATATTTTCTTGAGACGAGAATCTTATAAACATCTCGTCTTGTGATGTTTTATCTCCAATTGTAGTTTCAGTTCCAAAAAATACTAAGTGACGATCAGGAGTTGATACTAACATATCACGGGACGCTGTGGGTGCCCCTGCAATAATTGTTGCTCTATTTTCTGTTGCATTAGTAACATTTGAATCCCATTCAAAACATTCCCCATTATGAATTAATGCTATGGCAGTTCCTCCTAAATTGTCCAAGGACCATAGTCCCGGATCTGTTACTGAGTCAGTATTAGCTGCTGGGGATCCCCATCCTGTGTAAGATGAAGTGTTTGTTATTGTTGCACCATTTGAATGAGAAGCAATTGTTGTACCTCTGACACCTCTAGTAATTCCTGTAAGTATTAAACCTAAAACTCCAGTATAAGATATTTCTTCAGTACCAATTTGAATATAGTTTGTCCCTGTAGTGGGAAGACCGGTAACATTTGTTAAAGTAATCTGTGTAGCTGATCCGTTGTTTCCATTCGTGTCTGCTGCAAGTGATCCATCCAAAATAAAAGTTAAAGCTCCCGGTGTTATTCCTCCAAATTGAGATATACCCCAACCATAAGCTCCCAATTGTTCTGCTGGTCCTACGTGGTAGTATTGAAAATATTTAATCCCACCTGAAAGAGTTGCTCCACTTCCAGTCTCAGCACTAGCCATAGTAATAGTAATTGTTGTTGAACTGGGTACAGATGTAACCATATATTTTTTGCCATCAAAATCTGCAGCGTCATAATTAGAATTTGTAATAGTAGAAAAATCACTAAATAAAATAATGTCCCCTGCTACAAAAGTGTGTGAACTACCAAAAGTTATTGTAACTGCAGTTGAACCATTAGTTGTTGTAAAACAACTTGTTAATGTTGTGCCTGTTGGATTAACTAAAGGGTGAATATCGTAAAAAATACCTCCCGTATAAGCATATAAAATTCTGTTAGTGCCAATGATTGAATAATTAATAGAAGCATTACTAACC